AATACAAGCCAATGGCAGATAACATTAGCTGACGAACTCAAAGAGATTATGGATCAGGAGGATCCAATAGACCAACAGAAGAAACAGAAGGTGGTCGAAAGAGATCCGTTAGGTTTAAAAACATTTAACGATCCCTTTTGGGATGCAATGGACTCAAGCCGTATCGAGCAGTTTTGGGGTGATGCTTTTGTCTTTGAACAATCAAGAGTGTTGCTCCTTGGTAAGCCCAAGATAGGTAAATCACATTGGCTTGGGGCATTCGCTGCATCTGCTACGACAGGCACAGAGTTTATGGGCAAGCAGTTCTCTAGACCTTTGAAGGTTATGTGGTTACAAGCAGAGATCATTCACGAGTTCTTGAAGAAGAGAATTGAAATGTATTACAGGCCTTATCATCACGACCCGGAACTATACAACTTAGGCAAATCAAACCTGATAGCATCAGGCAGACTGAGAAAGAACATAATGAGAGATGGCGATATGGATTCAATAGCAGAAAGCATCGAGTATCATAAGCCTGACTTATTAATGATTGATCCTATTATTAATTTCTTTAGTGGTGAAGAGAACTCTAACTCAGAGATCCACGAGATGTTATCAAGGGTTGATAAACTTATAGAACTATTCAAGGTAGCAGTGATCATTGCTCACCATACAGGTAAAGAAAGGGCAGATGATCTGTCGTTCATGTCTGCTCGTGGTGGTAGTGCTTTTGCTGGTTGGATGGACTCAGGTATCAAGTTGTCAGGTACAAAACCAAACGTATCATTGTTCTACGAGGCAAGAAACGCAAGAGAGCCTGATCAACATCTAGCTTACTTTGACTTCGAGCGTGGCTTCTTTAGGGTGGTAGATGCACAAGACAGTCCTGATGAAGTAGAGATAGCTAGAGTTATAGCTGGAGCAATGAGTTCGTATAAGTTCTACACAAGGCAAGAGCTAGAGTTATTGGCTCGAACTGCATTGAAAGAGAAAGACTTAGCTTCGGGAGAAAGAGCAGCAAGGTACGGTGTATCACATGTTCAGAAGTATCTTGGAGATAAAGTAAAAACACATAGCGTACCAGGTAAGAACACTTGGTATTATTTAGAAGATAATCAAATGGAGAAACCTTGGAGTAAAGATGATTAAGATATTAGATGTGTGTTCCGGGATAGGAGGATTCAGCCTTGGACTAGAAGCTACAGGTGGTTTTGATACTGTAGCTTTTTGTGAGTATGATGAGTTCTGTCGTAAAGTATTAAACAAACATTGGCCTGATGTGCCAATATATAAAGACCTAAAGGAGATTGGAAATGAACCAACAAGACTTATTCAAGAATTTGACCTCATCTGTGGAGGAATCCCCTGTCAGCCGTTCAGTGTTGCAGGAAAGAAAAAAGGCAAGGAAGACGACAGACACCTCTGGCCGTACATGTTTAAAATTATTAAGCACAAAAAACCCACTTGGGTCATTGTCGAAAACGTTGGTGGCTTCGTCAACGTGGCACTCGACGATGTGTGTCTTGACTTGGAAACCGAAGGTTACGCCACGCAATCGTTTATTATTCCAGCTTGCGGTGTCGAAGCTCCCCACAGAAGAGATAGAGTCTGGATCCTCGGAAAGCTTATGGGCGACACCTCAAGCGATGGACGGTCTGAGAGTAAATCAAGTGAGAAAGAAGGAAGAGTTATCGAACAAAGCGAAGAAAGGAGGGTGCTCGAATCTAAGGGAGCAAGTGATGGAGGAGCCTCAGATGTGGATGACTCCAAGCGCAACGAACATATCGAAGAGATCAGAGGAGGGGATGGAGAAGAGAGAGAAGATGAGAAACGACAGGGGGAGGAAGACAGTACCTCCAGGATCTCTAGCGGAGCAAGTGGACTACGGGTATCCGATCAAGGACATGAAACAAGTGAGCATGTGGACAACTCCAAACGCTTGGGACTCAAACAGGGGTCCACGCAGTCAGAAGAATTTAAAGGAGAAAAAACATCAAATCAATCTAATAACAGCAATAAAAGACGCAGAGAGCGAGGATCCGCACAAGATGTGGCCGACTCCAGCAGCAAGGGATCACAAGGACACAGGGGAGAACACGGACTACGAGAAACTAGCGAAGAAGAGCAAGCTTTCAGGGGCGGTGAAGAGCGAGATGTATCCAACACCGAGAGCATCGGAAGTAGCAGCGACAATAACAGTAGAAGCAGCACTCAACAGGATAGAGAAGACAGGGTACAAAGCGAATCTAGAGGAGAACGTAGCTCTAAGGGAACAGAAGATGTTTCTAACTCCGGGGGCAAACGAGGACGCAGCGGGCAAACCGACAGGCAAGATGCAAAGGATGTTGGGGAACTCACCGGAAGTCAGGAACACAGGGAAGGGAACGCTGAACCCGGATTGGGTGGAATGGTTGATGGGCTATCCTCCAGGTTGGACGGACATCACGGATTTGAAGTAGAACCCGACATCCCAAGGGTCGCAGAGAACATACCTGATCGAGTCAACAGACTCAAAGCATTGGGTAATTCAATCGTGCCTCAGATCATTTATCACATAGGCATGGCTATATTAGAAGAGGAGAGAAAATAATGTTACCGAAAGAGTATCAAGATTATTTTGACAACATGATGTCCAGAATGGACAACGCAAAGGTTCACAAATGCCCGGAGTGTGGTGAATCTAATTGGGGTATGACTATAGAACCTAGTGTATCTTTAGTCTGTAACAAATGTGAGTATTCATATGTAGATGATCTACTGAATCGTATGATCGTACCGTATTTGCCTAAGACACAAAAAGAATATGAGGAACAGAAAAAGAATAATCCTCTTGTTCATTTAAGTGTTTTGAGCAAAGTGTTTAGATGTTTAGGAAAGAAGGAGAAATAATTATGCCTCAAAAGCTAACAGGACGAAAAAAAATTACAAAAGCCGGAAGAACAGCTCAAGATAATTTTATTAAACACGGCATTAGAAATATAGACGATCTGGATAAAAACTCTAGAACTTATAGAAGACTTGTAAAGAAAGGAAAAAATAAAAGTGTATAAAAAGTGCATAAATGAGTGCGTAAAGTATGTCGAAAAACGGCTGTGCAATGGCGAAAGGTCGAATTGCACATGCACCCCTGAAAGGTGCATTCTTAAAGGATTCTATAGGGTGTGCGGTTGTGCAGTTGCACATACCTGCACATATGCACATGCACCTCTGAAACCCTTGATTTTACTGGTACGTGCAGCTGTGCGCATGTGCATCTCTATAGAGAACTATAGATGGGTGGCTAAACGCACCCAATCTTTGATAGAGATAGGTTCTCTTAGATATACATATATGTAACAATAAATACACATAAAATAACTAATTATGGCAAACAAAAAATTAACTAAGAAACAGGAAAAATTTGTGGACTTGATGGTGTACCAAGATTACAACCAGACTAAGTGCGCTCATCTTGCTGGGTATGAAAATCCCGGAGTAGCAGCAACTAGATTGTTGAGCGATCAACAGTATGCTCATGTGCAAGCTAGGGTGAGAGAGTTGAAGGCCATACAAAGAACGAAGAATGAAATTACTTACGAGGGGATTGCGAAGAAGTTAGGAGAGATCAGAGATGTTGCGTTGGCAGATGGATCATATGGTCCAGCAGTTACGGCAGAGATTGCTAGAGCGAAACTCGCCGGGTTGATGGTAGATAGGAAGGAGCTGAAGATACATAAGATTGACAACATGAGTAGGGAGCAGTTGGAGGTAAGGCTACAGGAGTTGGTTAGAGAGAATCAGATTGTCATAGAGGGAGAGGTAGAAGTGGTTAAGGAGGATATGGTAGAAGATGTTATTGAGGATGAGGATGTGGAGGATGATCTGGAGGAAGAAACTAATCTTCTTGAAGAATCCGGTTAAGCTCTTCAGTAGATCTATCTAATTTGCGTTTGCAAAAGGCTTGGATCTTCATCCCTTTCTCAAATTCTTTAAGTGAATCCTCTAAAGTTAGATCCCCGGATTCTAGTTTGTTGATTGTATTTTCTAACTCTTGAATCGCTTCTTCGTATGTTGGCTCTCTCATGCGAGCCAATCATAGCATTAGTTTATTTAAGTTTGAAACCTACAATGTATCCATGAATCATTTTGATCTTGTAACCTTCCTCGATCATTTGCTTGGCTTCTTTGTTATTTTTTGTAATTCTTGCGTACCTAAATTTAGATTTGCGTTTTGCGACCAAACCATTAGCCTCTGATGGTAATTGGTTTTTCCATTTTTCTTGTAGCTTAATTAAATTCATTCTGTTCTCCATATTCTTGCTTTCCAGTTTTTATCATCATTACAAATGGTTCTAGCTGTAATTTTAAAATGATAACTTAAAAAATTTCTTATTTGATGATAGTGTTTTTTGTTATTTGTAATAATAGAAT